AATGCTTAGTAAATATGCAGAAGAAGGCAAAGCTGCATTAGCATCAGCAACCCCAACTGATTCCGGAGAGACTGCCAGTTCTTGGGATTATATTATAACCATTAAGTCAGGAAGAGCTAAAATAACATGGACTAATTCAAATGATGCAAATGGAATTCCAGTAGCTGTACTTATACAATATGGGCATGCTACGCGGAATGGTGGATATGTTCAAGGACGAGATTATATTAATCCAGCGATAAAACCAATTTTTGATAAAATAGCAAATGAATTATGGAAGGGGGTAACCACAATATGAGTACTATAGATAATAGAGTTGTTCAGATGCAGTTTGACAATAAACAATTTGAGGCTAATATAAAAACTAGTACACAATCTCTTGATAATCTTAAGAAGGGTTTGAATCTAGATGAATCTGCAAAAAGTTTAACTAATCTAGAAAAAGTCGCTAAAACATTCACACTTCAAGGAATATCTGAAGGCGTAAATAATATATCTGAAAAGTTTACAGCACTTGGTATTGTCGGTGTAACCGCCCTTGCTAATATTACAAATTCGGCTGTTAATGCTGGTAAAAGTCTATTATCTGCTTTAACAATAGATCCTATTAAAACAGGGTTTCAAGAATACGAAACAAAGATGAATGCCATACAAACAATATTAACTAATACCGCTAGTAAAGGTACCAAAATGGCAGATGTAACTGCAGCTCTTAATGAGTTGAATACTTACGCTGATCTGACTATATATAACTTTGCCGAGATGGCTAGAAATATAGGTACGTTTACCGCAGCTGGTGTGGATCTGAAGACCTCAGTTGCATCTATTAAAGGTATAGCCAATTTAGCGGCGGGTTCAGGATCAAGTGCATTGCAAGCATCAACAGCAATGTATCAATTATCTCAGGCTATTGCAGCTGGTTCTGTCAAATTACAGGACTGGAATTCAGTAGTTAATGCTGGTATGGGTGGCGAACTATTCCAGAAGGCATTAGAGAAGACTGCTAAATCAATGGGTCATGGTAGAAACATGGCGGTATCATTCAGAGATTCCTTACAGGATGGTTGGATAACAACTAAGGTCCTTACAAAGACTCTAGAACAATTTGCTAATGATAAATCACTTATACAGGCAGCTACACAAGTTAAAACTCTTACTCAATTACTCGATACTATGAAAGAGTCTGTTCAATCAGGATGGGCACAGACTTGGGAGACCATCGTTGGCAATAGAGATGAAGCTGCTGTACTATTTACAAACTTAAATAATGCATTTGGAGCAATAGCTGGATCATCCGCTAATGCTAGAAATAATATGTTAGATTTTTGGAAAGCAAATGGCGGAAGAGATGCGGTTATAAAAGGGATTACAAATATATTTACATCATTAGGTAAGGTTTTAGGTGCAGTTCAGAAGGCATGGAGAGAGGTATTTCCACCTGAAACTGGTATGAATCTCGTTAAGATAAGTAAAGGATTCGAGGCTCTAACTGAAAAGCTCAAAATAGGAGATGGAATTGCAAATAACATTAAAGTAACATTTAAAGGTTTATTCTCAATTCTTGATATTGCATTACTTCCAATAAAACTTGTAGCTGGAGGTATAGGTCTAATTATAAATGCCCTTACTGGACGTTCTTTTGGATTAGTAGAAGGACTAACAAGTGCTACTGCAACAGTTGGTAACTTCCTAACTTATCTAGATGACTTAATTAAGAAGAACGACATAATTGGAAAAGCAATGACTGAAATAAGTAAGGGTATAGCCATAGCAAGTAAGTATATATCCATAGCTGTTACTGATATGACACTCGCATTCAATCAGGCTTCGATGTTTATAGGACCAAAACTAACAGATATAAAGAATAATATTATTACATGGGCTACAGCACTTAGGGATTCTATGAAACCAATGACAGTATTTGCAGAAGGTTTAGGTGGAACCAAACAGGTCTTCTCCGAAGCAACCAATCAAACAGATAATCTTAAATTAGCTTTTGATAAATTGAGCGAGGGATTATCAAGAACTAAGGATTTCTTTGTAAGCGTAAAGAATGGTATTGTTGTAGCCGCTAAAGCGATATGGAGTGTTCTAGGACCAGTTCTAGATTCCATAAAGAAGAAATTTGATAGTCTTTCAATGAATGATGTTGGTTCAATACTAACAGGAGCAGGTCTATTATTTATAGGTAAGGAACTCGCTAAGGGTATTAAAACTGTAACTGGAATGCTAGGCACAGTAAAAGACATAATGGAAAGTTTCAAAGGCATATTAGATGAAGTTGGTAACTCATTGAAGGCATTCCAATTAAAAGTTAAGGCTGATGCTCTTATGAAAGTCGCTATAGCTTTAGGTATATTGGCCGCAGCTCTTATTGCTATGTCATTCATAGATATAGCTAAGTTAGGTAAGAGTTTAGGTGTTCTCACTGTACTAATGGTAGAACTTGTTGGAGCTCTTACATTTATGAACAAAAAAATAAAAACAGTACAAAAGGTAACTGGTCAATTAATAGCTCTTGGTGTAGCCATGCTGTTATTAGCTGAATCAGTTAGAATATTATCTTCTATAAAACCAGCACAATTAATAAATGGTGTTGGTGCATTATCCACATTATTGATGGCCGTTGCAGCGTTTATTAAATTAACCGCTGGTGGAGATCTAAAAGCTAGCGCTAGTGGCCTAATAGGATTCTCAATAGGAATAACCATCCTAGCAGGTGCGTTAGCAATACTTGGTAAACTCAAACCACAAACCTTAATCCAAGGAACTGTAGCTATTGCAGCCCTTATGACTACAATTGCAGCTTTTATAAATCTGACCAAAGGTGGAGACTTAGCTGCTAGTTCAGGTGGAATAGTTGGTTTTGCTATAGGTTTAACAATCTTGGCAGGAGCATTAACTATCCTTGGAAAGCTTAAATATGAACAATTAATGCAAGGAACAGTTGCTATAGCAGGTCTCATGGCTATGATTGGTGTGTTCATAAATGTTACAAAAGGTGGAGACTTAGCTGCTAGTGCTGGTGGTTTAATAGGATTCTCCATAGGTATTCTAATTATGTCTAAAGCATTATCCACTCTAGGTAAACTCGATACCACTAAATTAATACAAGGTGGAGTTGCTATAGCGGCTCTTATGACCTTGATAGCAAACTTCATAATGGTGACAAATGGTGGCGATTTGGCTAAGAGCGCAGCTGGATTAATAGGATTTGCAATAGGTATAATGATAATAACTAAAGCATTAGATATTCTAGGAAAACTTGATACAGGAAAAGTAGTTCAAGGAACAGTTGCTATTTCAGCACTTATGACTGTAATTGCTAACTTTATAAATGTCACTAGGGGAGGCGATCTTGCGGCTAGTGCTGGAGGATTAATAGGATTCTCAGTTGGTATTACCATATTAGCAGCTGCAGTAACTCTCATATCTAAGATTGATTCTGGCAAAGCGGCGCAAGGCGTTATAGTCATAATGGCATTAATATCTACTATAGCATTATTTACTAACTTAACAAAAGGTGGAGATTTAGCGAACAGTGCTAAAGGGATAATTGGATTTAGTACTGGCATCATGATATTAGCAGGAGTTATTGCCATACTATCAGCTCTTGATACTAAGAAACTTATAGTTGCTAGTACAGCTTTAGCAGTTCTGTTGACAACTATTTCAGTATTCGTACACACTTCAAAAGGTGGAGATTTACAAAAGACATCTGCTGGACTTATTGGATTCTCAATAGGTGTTGGTATATTAGCAGCAGCTTTAGTTGCTCTAGCTCAAATAGAAACTCCTAGATTATTAGCAGCTGGACTAGCAATTTCAGCTCTGATAATTAGTATTGGAGGATTTGTTAAACTATCACAAGGTGGAAACTTAATAGTAAGTGCAGCAGGCCTAGTATTATTTGCTGGCGGAATAATGGTTCTAGTTCAAGTATTAAAGGAACTAGGGTCTATGGATATTAAAACTTTAGCCGTTGGTATAGGTTCATTAGCTGGAATAATGGTAATTCTAGGTTTAACCGCCTTTGCGTTAGCCCCATTATCTCCAGTCATACTTACTCTAGCAGGCGCTATAGCTTTATTTGGAATAGCTTGCCTAGCAGTTGGTACTGGAATGATGTTGTTTGCTCAAGGATTAAATGCTTTAGCTGCTTCTGGGTCATCTGGCATGGATGCCTTAACAGGTGTCGTAACTGGCTTAATAAATCTAATACCATTAGCTTTATCTTCTCTTGCTCTTGGGTTAATTAATTTTATTAAAACTATTGGCGATAATGCTCCAGTTGTGGCAGATGCATTTATGAAGATATTAAATTCTATTATAGATACTATTGTAATAATGGCGCCAAAGATAATAACTAGCTTAGGCATATTAGTTAATTCCTTCATAAATTTCTTAGTTGAAGAAATACCATTTATGGTAGATGCTGGCATGAAACTAATTCTTGGAATATTAACTGGGATTAGTAATAATATTGAAAAGGTTACAACTGCAGGAATTAATGTTATATTAGGGTTTATTAATGGTGTGTCATCCAAACTACCTGCTATTATTGACACTGCATTCAAAGTTATAATCTCATTTATCAATGGATTAGCTGATGCCATTAGAAATAATCACAATGCAATATATAATGCAGTTGGTAATCTTATCAGTGCAATAGTTGGAGCGATTGGTGATGGCGTATGGAAACTTCAAGATGCAGGTGTTAACTTAGTGCTTGGGTTCATTAAAGGCATAAAATCTCAAATACAGAATGCTGCTGATTGGGCTGGTAGTTTGGCTAACTCAGTTATAGCATCTGCTAAGAAAGTATTAGGTATTCATTCACCTTCCAAAGAGTTTGAATCCATAGGTGTTTACTCTATCCTAGGTTTGGTTAATGCATTAAGGAATAAAGCTGGATTAGCTGCTGATGCTGCTAAGAACGTTGGAAATATGGCTCTTAATTCATTATCTAATGCTATATCAGGCATGTCTGATGTACTTAGTGGAAACATTGATATGAATCCAACTATTCGTCCAGTGCTTGATTTGTCTGACATTCAAAATGGGAGTAAACAGATAAATGGTCTAATGAGTAATTTGGATGGATACTCTATGAATGGAACAATTAATGCTGCAAATATGGCTGCGACAGGTTTCAGAAACAATCAAGCACCATCGAATGGAACATCTGGTGATACAATTAACAATAATGGTGGAGAAACCAAGAATATATTCTATATTACAGGTAATAATCCTGATGAAATTGCAGATGCAGTATCACGTAAGTTACAAAAACAAGTAGATAGGAGGGATGCGGTATGGGCATAATTACATTTAATAATCAATCTTCAGAAGATATATTTGTAGTGGAGCATCCACCTGAATATGAAATGGCTGAGAGAAATTATAATATTGTCCCTATTCCTGGACGGAATGGTGATTTGACAATGGATATGGGGTCTTATAAGAATGTTAATCGTTCTTATCCAATAGCAATAGGGGCAATCAATGGAAACTATGTAGCTATGGCTAATGCTGTTTCGGACTGGCTTCATTCCGCATCAGGATATGCACGTCTTGAAGACTCATATGAACCTGACTATTATAAGATGGCAATGTATTCAGAAGAAAAATCAATAGATAATATACTTCAACAAGCTGGTAGAGCCACAATCACTTTTAACCGTATGCCTCAAAGATTCCTTAAAACTGGGGACTTGAAAACCATAATCGCAGGTCCCCAGACCTTGACGAATCCCACAAAGTATACTGCATTACCTATAATTACAGTTAAGGGAAATGGTGATGGAGTACTACATGTTGGCGATTATACAGTAACACTTACAAATATTATAGGTTCCATAGATTTGAATTGTGAGATTGGTGATGCATATAATGGTATGACTAATTTAAATATGTACGTAACAGTAGCTAATAGAAAATTCCCAAAATTAGTTCCAGGGGGTAATTTAATCTCATTTACAGGAAGCATTACATCTGTAGAGATTGTACCTAAATGGTGGACGATATGATTACATTATTTGAATCATCAGCTGTCAATTTCGAAACTAATGGATTAGGGAATCTAAGTGATGCTATATCATGTACAGTTACCGAGGAAACCAATGGTCAATTTGAACTGGAGATGCAATATCCGATAATTGGAAATCATTACTATGATTTAGCCCTGAGAAGGATAATATTTACAAAACCAAATCCCTACTCAAATGAACAACCATTCAGAATATATAATATATCAAAACCTATAAATGGAGTTGTTACTGTTAGTGCACAACATATAAGTTATGATTTAACTGGTTATCCTGTGTCACCATTTTATGCAGATTCAGCTAACGTTACATTTGTTAATCTCAAAAGTAAATCTGTTATACCATGTCCTTTTACATTTGAGACTAATAGTGAAGCAGTTGGTGATACAATAATATCTAAACCAGTAAGCATAAGGTCCATTCTGGGTAATGAAGTCCAAAATAATTATGGTGGAGAGTATGAATTTGATGTATTTGCCGTTAAACTTCATGAACAAAGAGGCCAAAATAGGGGAGTTTCTATACAATATGGGAAGAACCTTATAGATCTTAAGCAAGAAGAGAATTGTAGTGCAGTATATACAGGCGTTTATCCATACTGGTATGGTAGAGTTGATGATGGAACAGGAACTAATACGTACGTCGACACTTTAATAGAACTGGATGAGAAAACATTAAATGCTCCTGGGACATATGACTTTGTTAAGATTTATCCTTTGGATTTATCTCAATCATTCGATGGAGCACCAACACAAGACCAAATAAGAACTGAAGCTAATAACTTTATGGTGAATACTAATATAGGAATCCCAAAGATATCTATAGATGTATCATTCGTTCAGTTAGCTGAATTTGAGGAATATAAGAATTTAGTTAATGTCGAAGTTGTTATGCTATGTGATTACGTTAATGTTGAGTTTTCGGAACTGGGAGTAAGTGCAGTAGCTAAATGTATAAAGACTATATATAATGTATTAACTGATAAGTACGATAGTGTTGAGCTTGGTGAAGCTAAATCTAATATCGCTAGTACTATTTCTGATGGATTCCGTAGTGCAAATCAACAGATTAAAGATACAACGGCTATGTTTGATAAAGAAGTTGGAACAATCAAAATAGGATTAGCTGATATGGATTCAGCTTTAATAAAGAAGGCCGATGTAATAGATTTAACTGCTGCTACAGGGAGAATAACTATAATAGAATCTGATACGGCATCTATTAAGACAGTATTAGCCGGAAATGTCGGAGCGACTAACTTACAGGCAGGTGCTATTCAAGCTGGAAGTGCGGTTATTGCTAATTCGGCTATAAGTTCGGCACAAATTATATCATTATCTGTAGCAAAAATCGAAGCAGGAGACATTAGTACTAATAAGTTTAGAGTTGTATCTGATAACGGCAACCTGCTTATGTACGATAATACAATACAAATAAAAGATAATACTCGAGTTAGGGTCCAAATAGGTAAGGATGTTGCTAACGACTATAATATGTATGTTTGGGATGCAAGTGGAAATTTAATGTTTGACGCTTTAGGTATTAAGGCTTCAGGTATAAAAGACAAAATAATCAGGGATGATATGGTATCTGATACTGCTAATATTAATGCAACTAAGATAAACATTACAAGCTTATTTGTACAAATGAATGGATCGTCTCAAACTCTAAAAGCATCTAAAATATATTTAGATACTGAAGCTCAGACTCTTGATTTACAATTTACATCATTAAAAAGTACAGTAACTACTCAAGGAAATACATTAACCAGTCAAGGCACCTCTATTGGAATAATCCAAG